ATACCTAATGCGAGTCCAATATTTTCAAAACTGGCAATCTCCAGTCAGTTTAAAGTATCATTAGATCTTGTTCGCACTTCCATAACTGGTAGTAATGTTGGATTATTTCAACATTTAAGTAATTGTGGAATATTTAATGACACGACATCTACAAGTCAGAAGTATGATTTTCTTTGTTCATCAGCATCTTTGCCTGGTTCTAACTTTAATATTTCGGAGGAGTTAGGGAGTCGTCAAGGAATGACAGAGAGATTTGCAACAAGAAGAATATATAACGAATTTGATTTAACTTTTTATATTGATAATGATTATAATGTATTACGTATGCTTGAAGAGTGGATGAATTTTATTAATCCAGTTTATAATCAGACAAATGGTAGATATGATGGAGCTGAATCAAGTCAATTGGACGCATATCAAGAAAGAAATACATATTCAAGATTCAGATACCCAGATGATTATCGAAGAAAAATAAGAATTACTAAATTTGAAAGAGACTTTCTACAAAATCCAAATGATAAGAACAATACTTTCAAGAATATGCCACTGTTAACATATCATTTTATTGATACGTTTCCAGTTAATATCAATGCGGTTCCACTGTCTTATGATGGTAGTTCAATTTTACAAGTAACAGCAGTCTTTACTTACTTGAGACATACGATTGAAAAACATGGTAACGTACAGGCATCCGTTAACGAAAAACTTTCGAACGCACAGTCAACTCAAGTGAATCCGCTTCGACCAAAAATGATTGGAAATGAAATAAAATCTAGTACAAGTAGTTCTGTTCCAACTCCTCCAGTTGGTTATGTTGCTGGTGAACCATACTATGGGCCTTTCCATCTTCACGATATCACAGATAGATTTTTACCTTCAGATATTAGAATTGTAAATGATGATCTTTTTCTTATGGCAGGTGATATTGATACCTATCAGTTAAGTGAGTCTGAAAGGGCAGAATTTCCTGAAATAAAAAATAGTGGTTTGGTAAGAGTATCAGTTGTGCCAAGTGGTGCTGTAAGTATAACTGATACAGAAAAAAATAATGGATTTGAGATGCCTAATGGTGAGGATTATTTAAGATTTGGTACCAGAAAAGGAGAGAGATATGTATTATTGAAAAAAATAGATGCTCGAAATATTGTAAAATTTAGAGTTTATGCAAAAGTAGGAACTGGTTTAAGATCTCAAGGAGGAAATGGTGGCCATCGTCCAGACAATTCTGGATCTGAGGATATTCATTTACAGTATTGGATTGGAGATGATGCAGGTAATCATAATTCTATGGAAAATATACCTCGCAATGAAGTTGATGATCCATTACTTACTGAAATTGGAACAGTTATTCCAATATTAAGTTTAGATCCTAGTGATCCAGTTAACACTCCACCTCAAGAAGGTGATTATAATGATGGATCTCTAAAAGTTTTTGAAATTGATATTCCAGAGGGAGCAAGAAAAGAAAATGTATTCTTCAGAATAAGACAACCAAACGTTAGTACAACTGGTCGTGATAATTATGGTTTCTTAAAATTTGAATTTGTCGATGCTGTTCCTAAGTCTTCAATAAGAATTGATAATCATAGAAAAGAAACTGGTGACATTATAACTTATTTTAAAGGTGAAGATGCAATAGGTGGTCTTGAGAACGGAACTAGGTATTTTACCATAAAAGTAGATGATAATTTAGTTCAACTCGCAACTTCTCTATCTAATGCAAATGCAGGAATTGCAATTACTTTTACATCAAAAGGATCTGGAAATCATCAACTATATGATAGGACTATTAAAATGGTTGGTGAAAGACATGCTTCTTATCCACATTCAGTGGTATATGATACGGTCACTGAAAGTTTATCTAATGATATTATTATTCAAACAGGAGAAGTTGATACTTCAGAACAACAAGAGCAACAGCAAGAACAACAACAAGAACAACAACAAGAACAACAGCAGGAACAGCAACAAGAACAGCAACAAGAACAACAGCAGGAACAGCAACAGGATACTACACCACCATCAGCACCAACTAATTTAAATGTTACAACTGGTCAGGCTGATAACACTCCAACAGTCACAGGTAGTGCAGAAGCAAATAGCACAGTTAAATTGTTTAGTGGTTCTCAGGAGATAGGTAGTACGACAGCAAGTTCTGGTGGATCTTTCTCAATTACTGTTTCGAGTCCTTTATCAGATGGAACTTACATATTTGCATTAACAGCAACTGATGCTGCAAATAATGTTTCTAGTTCTTCTACTATTTCACATACAATAAACACCAGTGGTTCTGGTGGTGGAAACGGTGGCGGTGAAAGCGGTGGCGGTGGCGGTGGTGGATATTACGGAGGTTACTAAAACCTTGCTATATACAATACTGAATAAAATATTATGCCTTTACCAAAGATAG